CAACGCGATAACAATAATATTGTTATTAAATATTTAAGCAATATTGACGATTCTTTTCTCGATGTTAATTCATTTATTTGTCAAACAGATATTTGTCAAATATGTCATAAAGGAGAATTAATACCTCTGGAAGACGAAGGAATTATGGTTTGTAATAGTTGTTCAAGAATTATTCCATATCTAATCGAAAATGAAAAACCTTCGTATAAAGAACCTCCAAAGGAAGTATGCTTTTATGCTTATAAAAGAATAAATCATTTTAAAGAAATATTAGCGCAATTTCAAGGTAAAGAGACTACTCAAATACCTCCAGATGTTATTGAAAATATTAAACTTCAAATTAAAAAAGAGAGAATAGAATTGGCTCAAATTACAAATATAAAAACAAAAGAAATTCTTAAAAAACTAGGCTATAATAAATACTATGAACATATACCATTTATTAAAGATAAATTGGGGATTAAACCTCCTATCATGTCTCCTGAATTAGAAGAAACATTATGTAATTTATTTGTTGAATTACAATCGCCGTATTCTAAGTATTGTCCTGACGATAGAGTTAACTTTTTAAATTATTATTATACTGCTTACAAACTTTGCGAGCTTCTTGGGGAAGAAAAGTATTTACCGTTATTCCCTTTATTGAAGGATAGAGAGAAAAGAATAGAACAAGATGATATATGGAAAAAAATATGTGAAGAATTAGATTGGGAATTCATTCCAACTATTTAATATAAATTATATGTAAGAGTTTGTTGCTTTTACCAAATATTTAATATTTTCCTTATCCATTGCCGTATGACCTGCTATAGTTGGATAAAATTTAGCATGTGGTAATGCCTTGTGTAATTTATAAGCGGTTATAAATGGACATTCCATATCATATAATCCTTGAACAATTGTTGTCGGGATATGTCTTATTTTATCAAGATTTTTCTTATCTAAAAAGTAATTGTCTTTAAAAAAACATTCATTTGAAAAATAATGGTGTTCAATAGCTGCCATTGGAATATAAACTTTGCTTTCTTTCATTTCCTTTATTAATACACTAAGTTTTTTTGGTTCTAGTTGACTATTTGCGTCTTCCCATGTTTCCCAGGCTAACGCACACATATCCTTTTTCTTGCTTCCATAATCACCTTTAAAACATTTTTCAAATGCTTTCATATAGTTATTTTTAAATTTCTCTTTATGCGGTATTGAATTTTCATAAAATTCCCAAGCTTCTGGATTAAACTTTTGAGCTCCACCTGGTTCTGTAATCCAATCTACTTCTGGTTTTGTACAAAAAAATATACCTCGTACAATTAACTCAGTTACCTTATCAGGATGTTTAATAGAATAAGCAAGTGATAAAGTTGAACCCCAAGAACCACCAAAAACTTGCCATTTTTCTATGCCTAGATTTTTACGTATTTTTTCAAAATCTTCAATTAAATCATCTGGTTTATTTTCTCTTATTTCAGCAGTTGGTTTACTTTTTCCGCTTCCTCTTTGGTCAACTAAAACAATATAGTATTTCTTAGGATTAAAAAATCTAGCATTACTTGGTTGTGTTCCGCTACCAGGTCCTCCATGAACAAATAAAACTGGTTTACCATTCTTATTTCCATATGTTGAATAAGCTATTGTATGTAAATCAGAAACCTTCATTTTATAATTTTTTAAAGGCTTAATTGGAGGATATAAACCCTCACCTAAATATTTATCTTTCTTTTTAATAGTTTTATTTTTTACTTTTTTACGATTTTTTGTGCTAGTCATATATATATATAATAGTTATATAAAATTATTATATATGTGGTTATTTAATTTGTAGGTCTGTAAGGGAATAGTGTTAATTCTCTAGTATTGTAAATAGAGAAGTTAGGGTCATAATTATTAGCACCTACACCATTTCCATAACACGTACCTCCACGTTGTTTGCGACTCTTCCTTCTCCTTTTGCTACCTCCTACATCAGGAGAGTCAGCAATATCATCCATATATTGTTGGATTGTAATAACTTGTCCTGTTCGTGGATCAATTTGTCGAAGATTATGTCGGGTTAAATTCATTTTAGTATTTGAATCTAATTCACTCATGACTTCAGCTAAAACCTTTTTTTGGCTATCAGTAAAACCTAAATTACCTAATTCGGTAAGTTGTTCGTTACTAAAAACGGTTCCTCCGCGTTGTTTGCGACTCTTCCTTCTCCTTTTACCACCTTCGTTAGGAAACATACGCATTATGCTTTCGACTGTATCAGGTTGACCTGTTATATAATTGTGTTGAAGAGCTTGACGAATTGATTCCATAGCCATGTTTGGTGGTGTTATTCTAAACCCCCGAGCTAAAATTTTTTTTTGGTTATCACTAAAACCTAATCTACCTAATTCAGTTAACTGTTCCTCACTAAATTCGGTTCCTCCGCGTTGTTTGCGACTTTTTCTTCTCCTTCTTCCACCCATTTCAGTAACAGAACGTGGAGAATATGGTCCTAAATCTTCCATATTTAACCCAGGTCCTTGTTCTTCAAAATTATTAGCACCAGGAGCACCAGGAACATCATTATAAAGAGCACCTGGAACATCAGCAACACCATTTTCTTGATTTGGAACAGCTGCGCCTTCATCTAAGTTGTTTATTTCCTCGTTAGCTTCATGTACACTTTGAATCATTTCTTGAGTTGTCCAATTATTACCAGTAGCAGGATTTACTTGATTTAAAGTCATTTGGATAATATTTAATCCAACGCCTATACCAGAAAGAACTTGAATGTCATCTTGTGTGAATCCCATACCTAATAACTGTTGACTCTCTTCTTGACTGAAGTCTCCACCAAACATCTTTTTAGTACTTCTTTTGGGACTCTTTCGTTTTTGTCTTCTTAACTTTTTACGTGTTTGTTTTACCATAATATATTATTATTAGATTTAAATATATTATGTTAGTTTTTCAGTCACTTCACTTTAAAAACCACCAGGGAATTTAACCAAGTTAGCACCAATACCAAAGCCAGCACCAGAGCGAGCAGTGGCGCCCATGGAGGGGATGTAGGTATCAAGAATGCTAAAGGTAGCCGCGGCAGTCAAAGCAATCAAGATAATTTCCTCAATGTTCAAAGAACGTTTAGGAATAGCATAAGCAGCGATAGCTACCATCAAACCTTCAACAAGGTACTTAATGATTCTCTTAACAAGTTCACCAACGTTAATAAGTCCGTTCATTTATATTAAATAATAAGAAAAAAATATATATTGCGCTAAAAAACTTAAAAATAAATAATTAATCTATTTAAAATGAATCATTCTAAAGAAAAGAATTCAAAAAAATCTGGCTTTGAGAGAAAAGAGGTTAATGGAAAAGTTAATCCTAAATATGTTGACCTATTAGAGGAAGATAAGCCTATTGCTGGACAAAAGTTTGTTTGTGTATCATTTTGTTCTCCAGATAAAATCCTAAAGGAAAAACAAATCTTCTTTTTTGAAGAGTTCCTAAAGAAGTGGGACTTCAATAAATCAATGGAAAAATTTGTTCAGTTCCTAAACTTTGTTTCTTTTAAATACAATATTTCATTTGATGATGTATCAAATGATTTTAAGGATTTTGTAAAGGAAGAAAGAGAATCACTTATTAATTCTAGCATGGATGATGAGTTCAAAACTTATATTGATAACAATGAAGATGAACTCCAAAAACAGTTTGACGTTGCACACAACTTCCAAACTAATACTAGAGGTTTAAAAATTCGTGGTTCTTATCCTACTCAAGAAGAAGCCGAGTTGAGATGTAAAATGTTAAGAGAAATTGACCCTAATCATGACGTTTATGTAGGTCCTATTGGTATGTGGATGCCTTGGGATCCTGAAGCTTACAAGACTGGACGCGTTGAGTATATGGAAGAAGAGCTTAATCAATTGATGAGCGAGAAGACCAAGAACGAATCTAATGCCAAGACCGCTTTTGAGCAACGTGTCAAGGAATCTAAACAAAAGGCAATTGATGAGAATATTAAGAGTGCTGAGAAATCTGGTAACACCTTAACTCAAACTATTGATGAACAAGGTAACTTGATTGGAGTTAACAATGTTAACACTCAAGAACAAGCGTTTAAGGAACAAGAAAATATTTCTACTGCTGATATCTGTATGGAATTGTTCGAAGGTGAAAATATTGTTGTTGGTAAGACTGACAACGGTCAAAGTCAATTAATTAGCGGACCTTTTGCCAATAAGGATTCAATGGAACAAGTAGATTAAATCAATAAATATATAATTTAAAAATGTAATAATTACTTAAAATTAAATAAATAATATAACCATTATGAAAATTTGTTATATTATTTCTACATGTAATAAATATTTAGATACGAGAGTCAAGCATCAAATGGATATTATGCTTAAAAATGTAAATAAAGAAGATATTTATTATCTTACATCTAAACCTGATATTAAAAATAGACATTTTGGATGGCATTCTATGGATGATACTCAAAATATAGCATGGAAATATATTCATTTTATTTATCATATGAATATTTCTGATTATGATTGGTATATATTAATTGATGATGATACATTCGTTTTCGAAAAAAGACTTCGAAAATTATTGAAAATATATGATTCTAGTGAAAATTATTATATTGGTAAAGAGTTAGATCATTTAAAAAATGAATTCTGTTTGTATATGTCAGGAGGCGCAGGTTGCGCAATATCAAAGTCTTTGTATTCACTTATTACTGAATATGTTAGAAAAATTGGTAAAAATGAAGCTTATTATCCATTAATTAATTTAAAAGAACAGTGGTGTGACGATTTATGTATTGGATTGTGGATTCAAGAAATTGCTAAAACTAATAAAATTAACCAATTAAATAACAATCTTTTTCACTTAGCTGAACATGAAAATTTATCACAGTTAACAGATGCTATTACATTTCATAAAGTTATAACAAAAGAACAATATTATTTTTATACATCTATAGCAGATAATGATACAATTATAGAAGAAAAAGCTAATCTAAATTCGGTTGTTATACAAGATAATAGTGATACAGTTTTCACATTGGTAACTGATTTAAATTATTTCAATAAATCTAAAAGAACTATAATTGATTTAAGAAGTAAAGGTAATTGGAATGGAGATATAGTTTTGGTAACAATTGATTTTGATTTAAATGCTAACTTTAAGGATTTTTATAATATTATTGAAAAAAAATTCCCACAAATAGACAAAGCACAATTGCTTAGTAAAATTGGCGCTGAAGGTTTTGTTGATACAACAGATAAGAGAGAAGTTACTAAGTTGAATCAATGGGAAAAATTACATGTATTTGATGATTATTTTTCCAAATGGTCGCGCGTTGTATTTTTAGATGCTGGATTACGTTTATTAGACGATATTAAGTATCTACTTGAGATTGATTATAAAAATAAAATTTTGGCACCAAAAGATGGTAAGATTTATGAGGACCAAGCATTCAATTGTCAACTAAGTTATGATAAACCTGAACTAATTGAATCTTTAAAGTCTGAATTTGGTGAGAAAATTTTAACTTCAAATTATATGCTTAATTGTATGTGGATTTATGATACAAATATACTTAAATTATGTGATAAAAATCAACTCATTGAAGCTATGAATAAATACACTTTTTGTAAAACAAATGAAATGGGAATAATGAATATATTATTCACTTTTAAATATAATTTATGGGAAAGATTACCAATAAAAGCATCTAATAAAAAATTTCTGTTTGATTGGTGTGAAGTTAATAATCCAAATACATATTGGAAAGATTATTGTTATATTAAATATCCTGTAACAATCTCATTTGACGATTGTTAAATAAAAATGAATTAATTATTATAATTAAATAGTTATAATAATTAAATATATATATATTATATAATGTCGACAAAAGACGAACAACTTATAGAAGCTGTTAAAACTGGCGATTTAGAAACTGTTAAGCAGTTAATAAATTCTGGAGCAAAGATTAATGCGGTAGACAATGCCGGAAACACGCCTCTATTCTGGGCGGTTTGGCACAACCGCGCTCCAATAGTAGAATTTCTTTTAGCAAATCGCCCCAATGTCAACAAGTCTGGAGATAAAGGAAAATTCCCTCTTTATTTAGCAGCATTTAATGACAATATTCCAATAATGACTATGCTCCTGAACTACAAAGGTACTGATAAGTCTTGGAATCCATTGGGTCAGAATAAAGATGTTGACATCAACAAGACGACCGGCATGTCGAATGGAAGTGTAACAGCTCTTTACATAGCTTCTCGTGAAGGACTAATTGAACCAGCAAAATTACTTATAGAAAGAGGTGCCGATATTAACAAGACAGCATCCGGTAGTTATTCGCCTATGTACATAGCATATTTGCAAAAACATATACCTATTGTAGAATTACTCCAACAGAAAGGCGCCGAACAAGACAGCACTCGCCCAGTACCATCAGCAGAAGCACTACGAATGGAATCTCAGAGTCAAGGTTCTCAGAGTCAAGGTTCTAGTGGGTCATATTCAAGTTCCAATGGTTCCAGACCTGCTGGACAAAGTATGGGACAAAGAACAGGTTTTTCTTTAGGGAGTCGAAGTTCCGGAAGGAGTAGTGGAAGAAGGGGTAGAGGAGGAAAAAGGAAAACCAATAACCGAAGAAAAACCAATAAAAGAAGAAACACCAATAAAAGAAGAAATTAAAAAGTTGTAAAATATAAATAATATAATTAGTATATTATTTATACAAATTTATCATGTATCTTTCTTTGTATAGCAGCATCTTGATGAGATAGTTGCCTTTTCAAAAACGAAAAATCTGTCTCAAGGACTAAATTATTTTATTATTTTTGCTATACTTTCTACCATTTATTTGTTTTCTTAACACTAATCTTTGGACCAGCGCCCTTTTTCTTACTCTTTGTAGGATCATATTGCTCTTCCTCTTCGTCATCCTTAAGATTTTTGGATAATTCCCAAAATTCTTTTGAACCTAATCTGAATTCACCATGACTATCTGCTTTATACCAAAAAACCTGGTCATTTAATTTGTTTGACTTTGAATTATTATGAATAACTAAACATTCGAAATTTTCTGTACATTGGTCCATAACTTGACAAAATGATTCAAATGTTGGAAACATACCAGCATAATTTTCATAAATACGTTTTCTATTAGCAATATAGTTCTCTCTAAGAATGAAAACGTAATCTATATTTGTTCTTAGATTAGGAGGAATACCTAAAGGATATTGCATAGTAATAACTAACATTACTTTCCAATGTCTTCCGTTCATAAAAAGTAATCTCATCATTTTATCACGTGTCCATGTGGCATCATATAAACAATCATCTAATATAACAAATGCTCTAGGGTCTATTGTAGTGCGTTTATATGTTTCCATTTCTTTTTTTATTTGCTTCAAAACAGTACGTTGTCTTTTTAAAATATTTTCAATAATAGCTGTATTATATTCATTGTGGACAAATAATTTTGGTACCATGCTAGCATAAAAACCGTTACCTTCTTCTGTTCCAGAAATAACTGTACCAATAGGAATATCTTGTTGATAAAATAATAAATCTCTTACCAAGAAAGATTTACCAGTATCTCTCTTACCAATTAATACAATAACAGGACCTTTATTTTCATTAGGTTTGAAGCTTATACTTTTCATATCAAATTTCTTTAGTTCTAAAGACATTATTAATTTAAATACAAATTAAATTTTAAACGTTTTTACGCAATAAAAACAGAGTTTACTAATATATTAGCATTTATAATAAGTTAAAAATACATATAATTTATATATTAATTAGCTAAAGAATGATAAACGTGAACTATCAAAAAAGGAAAAACCCTGAACTTTTTAAATGTTTAGAGAAACCAGAAACACTTTTTCTCTCAAATGCGCAAAATTATATACCTATTTATAATAAATTCTTCACCTTAAATGAGAGTAATTATAATAGCATTAATTTAAATAACAAATGGTATATTTCAAATGTTAAAGAGGGTGAAGATGATTTTCATTTATTTAATTGTAGACTAAAAAACATACATAATAACAAAGTAAAGGATAAAGATGTCTTTTTTAAGATGGCACCTTTATTAGATCCATTTAAGTATTTAATTGGAAAGTATAACTTAAATGATGAAAAATTATTTACCCTACCAAGTTTTAATTCAACCGAATTAGATTGCCATTCAAAATTTATTGACCAAAATAATTCAGCATACGTTGATGGTATGTTTTTATTTTTATCAAGTAATTTAATTTACACGCATAGTTTTACACATGGTGTTGATTATTATGGATCATTTTTGGGCATTAAAAATGAATTTATTTTAAATGTGTTTGATGATATTGATTATTTAAATGGTTCTGATTTCTTTAATAAAAATAAAAATGTATTATTTAAAATTGATGATTATGATCATTTATTTCAAGATGAAAATCAAAAGTTAAAACCTATTACAATTCAGCATAATTCAAGCGCCAAGTCACAAATATCAATCAAATCTTTTGATAATGAAATGTTTGAGGATGTATTTGATGAAAAAATTGTAAATATTTCTGATTTACCATCTGATTTAATTGATTTAACAAATATTAATCTTTTGGAACAAAAAGATTCTAATCAAAATGTTACATTAAAATCAAATTCAACTTGTTCGTCACGTTCATCATATACTGATAATGGTGAAGAACATGACGATTGTGATGATTGTGGAGAAATTGAAAACTTAGATAGTGATAAACCTGAAAATACTGAAGATGACAATGATGATGATGAAGATGATGAAGAAGATGATGAAGAGAGAATAGATGTTACTATTCCAAAATTCCCTGTTCAAGTTATTGGAATGGAATTTTGCGAAAATACATTTGATGACTTAATTTTAACAAGTGATTTATCAAAAGAAGAATGGTATTCTGCATTCATGCAGATTATTATGATTTTAATTACATATCAAAAAGCGTTTAACTTTACACACAACGATTTACATACAAATAATGTTATGTATAATGAGACTGATAAAAAGTTCATTTATTATTGCTATAAAAAGAAGTATTATAAGGTACCTACATTTGGTCGCATATTCAAAATTATTGACTTTGGTAGAAGTATATATAAATTTGATGGTAAACTTTTCTGTAGTGATAGTTTTCAAGCAGGAGGTGATGCTGCTACGCAATATAATACAGAACCCTACTTAAATGAGAAAAAACCTAGATTAGAACCAAATTATAGTTTTGATTTATGTCGTCTTGCTTGCTCAATATTTGATTATGTAGTCGAGGATTTTGACGAGATTAAAGATTTAAGTAAATGTGATGACCCTATTAAACGTTTAATAGTTGAATGGTGTTTGGATGATAAAGGAGTAAATATGTTATATAAAGGAAATGGAGTGGATAGATATCCTGACTTTAAATTATATAAAATGATAGCAAGATGTGTTCACAATCATACTCCTCAAGCACAATTAGAGAGACCCGAATTTAACGCATATTCTAGTTTTAAAGGCGATGTGCCGGCAGATGTAATTGACATCGATAAAATTCCATCTTATATTTAAGAATTAAGCAATATTTTTGCTGTAAGTTCATAATACAATTATATTTATATATATTATGAACAATTTTGGATTTATTATTACAAGACATGTAAATTCTGAAAATACAAATAGATATTGGAATCATTCTATAAAACTATTAAGAATTTTTTATCCAACTAAAAAAATTGTTATAATTGATGATAATAGTGATACAAATTTTTTAAAAGCTGATTTTGATTATAGTAATGTGGAAATAATACAATCTGAATTTCCAGGTCGAGGTGAACTATTACCCTATTATTACTTTATTAAAAATAAATTTTTTGAAAATGCTATAATAATACATGATAGTGTATTTTTTCACAAAAGAATCAATTTTGAACTTTTAAATGGAACATCTGTATTACCTTTATGGCATTTCGATTCGGATAATGAAAATGAATCAAATACATTAAAACTTATAGAAAATTTAAAAAATATAACTCGTCTTCAAGATAAATTGAAATATAATGTTATTACTACGTTTACTATTATGAGTGATAAAAGATGGTCTGGATGTTTTGGTTGTCAATCGTATATAAATCATAATTTTCTTTTACAGATAGAAAATAAATATAAAATATCTGAATTGACAAAAGTTATAAAAAATAGAAGTGACAGATGCTGTCTAGAGAGAATTATGGGTTCTATATTTTGTACAGAATATCCTAAAACAAATACGTCAAAATCGCTACTTGGTAATATAATGAAATACCCTTTGACAGGAAAATATACTTATGATATTTATAACACTGACTTAAAAAAAGGCACTATAAAAAGTCCTGTCGTAAAAATTTGGACCGGACGCTGATAATATATAGAAAATATAAAAATAAAATATTATAAAATTATATAAATATGCCTTTGAAAACTAAAAAGCAAGCAGTTTCATTATTTGGTATAAATGATTGTCATTCTCCAAAGAAATCAAGGAAAAACACGTTGAATAATAAAAAAACATTAAAAAGAAGAACCAAACCTTTCAACTATAAAACAATAATCATGTTTCCACATAATTTAGGTCAAACAAAAACAGGAACAGAAAAAAGTCCTGACATATTAAGTAAATATGTCAATAAGAAAAAACATGTCATAAAAAAGGTAAAAGATACAAACGACATGTTTAAAAATATTAATGACTTATATAAAGTCAATAAATCTACCAGGGGAAAAATAGTAAATATAGGAGGGGACCATTCGATGGCTATTGCAACAATTGCGTCCACATTAAATAAATATCCAAATGCAAAAGTAATTTATTTTGATGCTCATGCTGATATAAATACATATAAAAGCTCTAATTCGAAACATTATCATGGAATGCCTTTAAGTTTTGTAACTGGCATAGACCATAATAAAAAATTTCCCTTCATTAAAAATAAATTGCCGTTTGAAAATTTACTTTATATTGGAAGCCGTTGTTGGGATATATTTGAAGTAAATGAAGTGTATAAAAAAAATATTCAAATTTTAACTCCCGACGATATTAATAAAGATTTCAATGGTTCAATAAATAAAATTATGAACTTTGTAGGAAATTCTCCAGTTCATGTTTCATTTGACGTTGACTCTATTGATCCTAAATATATTCCATCAACAGGAACTCCAGTTAAGAATGGTGTTGAATTAAATAACGCTATAAAAATATTGGATAACTTAAACAATACAAATATTGTGAATGTTGATATAACGGAATTAAACAAGGAATTGGGAAGTAAATCAGATGGTAATAAATCAGTTAAAAATACAGAAATATTGTTTCATAAATTTTTAGATTAATAGGTTGCACTACATAATGTAGGGAAAATCTTGAAATTCTGAAAAAAGTCGCAAAAAAGGTTCCTCCATGTGTAGTATCGATATATGAAATTTTTTGGGGAAAGTTTTTTTGAAATTTCAATTTTGGACATTTATTTTTGTCCATTTTTGAAATATTGGAATATTTTATGTCAAAAATATAATTCTGTGACCATAATTGAAAATTATCGTCACATCACCAAAAAAATAATTTTCAATTTGTTATTGTAATTTTTAAAATTAAAACTTAAAAAAATAATCTGTTTCTATTTTATGGAAACTTTAGGAAACAAAAATCAGCAAAAATCAGCGCCAAAATATTACTGTAAAATTTGTGACTATACTACAAGCAGAAAATGTAATTTTGACGACCATAATTTGTCAGCAAAACATAAAAAAACGGCCGAAGGAAACGATTTGGAAACTTTTGGCAGCAAAAATCAGCAAAAATCAGCGATTTTTAATTTTTCATGTGAAAATTGTAACAAAGAATTTAAAACTCGTTCTGGATTATGGAAACATAGTAAAAATTGTATTTGTGAAAATATTAAACCCGAAAATACTGTAGATAAAAAGGACGAATTGATTGATTATCTTATGAAAGAAAACAAAGAAATAAAAGAGTTGATTTTAGAGTTAGCTAAGAAGGATTCATATAATAATTGTAATAATACAGTTAATTCACATAATAAAGCATTTAATCTTAATTTCTTTTTAAACGAAACATGTAAAGATGCTATGAATATTATGGATTTTGTTGATTCAATTAAACTTCAGTTATCTGATCTAGAAAAAGTTGGAGAACTTGGTTATGTTGAAGGAATATCTAATATAATAACCAAAAATCTTAAAGAATTAGATGTCACTCAAAGACCTGTTCATTGTACAGATAAAAAGAGAGAAACTATTTATATTAAAGATGCAGATAAATGGGAAAAGGAGGATGAAGAGAAAAAGAAATTACGTAAAGTAATCAGAAGAGTTGCTTTTAAGAACCAACGTTTATTGCCAGAATTTAAAAAAGAACACCCAGATTGCGGTAAATATAATTCAAAGTTCTCAGACCAATATAATAAAATAGTAGTTGAATCAATGGGAGGACCAGGCGATAATGAATTTGAAAAAGAAGAAAAAATTATAAGAAATATTTCAAAAAATATAATAGTTGATAAATAAATTTATTTATAATTAAATTTATTTATTTGTATAGACTTTGAACAATGTTAGTTTTTAAGGATTCATCATTTACTCCTTGTC